AGCAGGTGGTGGTGGTGTTGCAGCAGTCGGCACAGCGAACACAAGTGGTGGCGTGACTGGTCAGGGTGGTACAGGTTTTGATGTCTCAAGTTTTATTGGTGGTTCAACATTAACTAAAGGCACTGGTGGGAACGGTGGTGCAGGTTCTACTGCTGGTGCAGCAGGTGGTGCTAATACGGCGAACGGTGGTGTGGGTGGAGGTCTTGGCGATTATGATGGTGGCGCAGGTGGTTCAGGTATTCTTTACATTAGGTTTAAAGTATGAGCGCACAATATTTCGCACAAGTTACTGATGGTGTTGTTACAGATGTTCGTGTTGTGACGGCAGAGTTTATGGCTGCTAATCCTGATCGTTATCAAGGTGAGTGGATAGAAACCTTTATCGGTGTTGAAGGTAAGACTTACGCTGGTATTGGTTACACATGGAACGGCACAGATTTTGTTGCGCCAGTAGTTGAGCCTGAATAATGTGGCTCGTACTTCTCGTTGGCTGATTTTTGCGCCTGTCGCAATCTTGGCGTTGTTTGCACCACAAGCGAACGCTGAATCAGTAGCAGGACTACAAACCACTTACTACACGATTGACTCTGTACCACCAACACGGGCAGACAACATCTATACCGAATGTGGTAGTGAAGTGGAAAACAACATCAACCGTTCGTATGACGGTGAACCATATTTAGATTGCACAGGCGATTTGTTTATGGTTCATATGACAGGGTTCATCACGATCCCCGAACATGAAACCATAGAGTTTTGGTTGGCATCTGATGACGGTGGCACAATCAACATCGATGGAAATGAATGGGGCAACTGGTCTGATCAGGGTTGTTCTTGGATGGAGTCTGGACAGATAGACATTAGTGCAGGCAGTCAGTCGCTTGATTTGTGGATGTACGAAAACGGTGGTGGCACTTGCATAATGTTGGCTTGGAATATCAACAATCAGGGTTTTGAGATTGTTCCTGATGAGGCTTTTACAACTACAGGTATCCCAACGGATACAACTGTTCCCGATACAACAATTCCAGATACAACTATTCAGGAGACAACTACAACATGGGAAACGACAACAACATCCACGATCCAGCAGATGACCACTTCTACTATTGCACCCTCCACGACTGTAGCTGTAACACCAAACTTGACTACTACGACACTTCAAACAACTACAAGCGTGGCTTCGATTTTAGAAACGACTTTGCCCACCATCCAATTAACAACACCTGCAACGATGCCTTTAGTGGAGTATCCAACAACCACAATCCTGCTAGAACCAACAACGACATTTCCTGATTCCCTCCCTGAAGTAGTGGCAACTGTTCCTTACGCTACTGTTCAGACAACTTATACGCTACCGTTCGTCATACCGACATTGCCCGATGTCATACAAGCCACGATCCCTGACATCCCCGTAGAGCCACCTACGAGCCTTCCTGACGCTACAGAAACGCTTGACACAGTAAATGTACCTTCCACAACTTTTCCAGAGGATACGCCGTTGTTGCCTGCGTTGTCTGACGCAGAGTTTGAGGCAGTCTTAGACGATCTGAAGGATGCGTTACCCGATGAGGTAACAGCCATTGTAACTACATTGCTTACGACAGAGGTCACAAGTGAACAGGCTGTGCAAGTTGTTTCTAGTGTTGAAGTGTTGGCAGTCATTTCGGGTGAGCAAGCAGAACAACTTTTTGATGCTGTAGATGAAAGTGCTTTGACTGTTGAGGAACAAATACAAATCGTTGAAGCCATTGCTGATGCACCTACAGAGGTAAAAGAAGCGTTCGAAAATGAGATCAATATCTTTGGTGGTGAAGGCTTTGATGAGTATGTGCCTGTTGATTCAAATGTTTCTGTGGCTGTTAGACGCACAATTATTGTTGGCACTACAATCCTTGTGGCAATGCCGTCACCAGTAGCAAGGCGCAACAGTTTATGAAAAACTATCTTGTAGATAATGTTTGGGTATGGGCTGGCACAGGTTTAGTGCTGCTCACCCTTTCAGGAACTACTTTGCGACAAGCGTTAATGATTACTTGTTTAACGGTAGTGGTACATTCGTTTGCAACATTTCTAAAGAAAGGCGATGATCAATGAAAAAGGCTCAAGATATTGGAGGCAGAATCATTGCCTTGTTTCTTACTAACGCTCTCGGTGTTATTACTGGCGCAGCCGTTATCGCACCTGATCTAGAAGTTTGGAAGTCTGCTTGTATCGCTGGTGCTGTATCTGTTTTCAAAGTTGCTGAATCGCTTGCTAAGTCATCTATCGATGGTGTTCTTACTAAAGATGAAATTGATGCAGCGTTCGGTGCGACACCAAAAAAGATTGCTAGTAAAAGAGCTGCTGCTAAATGAAGCGTGTTTACACAGGCAACAAAGATGGTGCAGCAGCAGGTGAACATCCACAACTAACGGCGTTGATGAAAGAATTGTTTAAGGCATATCCAAAAGCACTTTGGAATAATGGTTCATTCGGTGTGAGAAATATGCGTGGCAAAGAATCACTTTCGGTTCACGCAACTGGCAGGGCGTGCGATATTTCGTGGCGCAATATGGGTGACGGTAAGCGTGGTGTTGCTAAAGGTGGTCGCAGATATGCGACAGAGGCAATGGATTATTTGGTGAAACACGCTGACGCTTTAGGTATCGAAATGATTATTGATTACTTTCCTGCACCTCACGGTAGAGCTGCAAAATGTGATCGTGATATGGCATGGCAAAAATATACGAAGCCAACTGTTTCAGGTGCGCCTACGGGCGATTGGTTTCATACGGAAGTAGATGGCAAGAAGTCATCTGAACAGGTCAAAGCCGTTTTTGTTGCTCATCCTCCTGCTGCTGTAATCATCGAGGCATAAAATGGATATGGGCTTGGCTGCTATTTTGGTTGCGTTGATTACGACTCTGGGTGGCATCATTGTCGGTTTCATGCAATCGTTTAAGAAGGAAACATTGAGCACACGCACAGAGAACAGGACTGATCATGCAGTTGTGCAGGCACAGTTGAGGATGCTGCACAAGAGCGTAGATAGGGTTGGTGATAGGTTGGAAACACATATAGACGGACACAGAGAAGGTGGCTATGGGCAAGTTACTGGAGCAAATCCAAACTGAGAAACCTAAAAGTGCTGGTGGTAAGCCACGCATACAAATAATTCTTGATGAGATGAGTTCGGAAGATCGTGATGATCTTTTGCAAGCGTTGTTGGATACCACTATTCAAACGATGGTGATTCGTAATGTGTTGGCGCAGCGTGGAGACAAGTTGAGTCATTCAACTGTTTCCCGTTTCCGAAAGGATTTAGCCAATGGCATTGCGTGACGAAATAGAGCAAGCGAAAGTTACCGAAATCGATGTTGATGTAGTTCGTGTACGCAAGCAACGAGATCAGTTAGCGAACCAAAACGCAAGACTGCTGACAAAGGTTGAGGAACTGGAACGAACTTTGTCTGTTGTCGATATGGCTCAAGGTACAGCTATACAACCTCCGATGTGGCTTGCACCATTAAAACCGAAAAGTAGTGCAGGCACTCTTGTAGTGATGTTGTCGGATACGCACTTTGATGAAGTGGTGAACCCTGATGAGATGGAAGGTTTGAACGCTTACAACCGTGAGATTGCTGTGATGCGTTTAGAGCGTTGGACACAGAATGTGATCAAGATGGCACGCCATTATTTATCAGGTGTTTCTTATGATGGTGTTGTAATCATTTTGGGTGGAGACATTTTTACGGGTGACATCCATGAAGAACTGGCACTTACTAATGAGGACACGATGATCGGTTCATTGTTGTTTTGGTCTGAACAAGTTGCAGCAGCAATCCAGTTGCTTACTGACGAGTTTAAGAAATGTCATGTTGTTTCTGTTGTTGGTAATCATGGGCGCACAACTCGCAAGCCTCGTATGAAGCAGCGTGTGAGAACCAACTTTGATTGGCTGATAGCAAAAATGATTGAACGCCATTTCACAAAAGATAAACGGGTCACATTCAGTATCCCTGAATCGGCTGATGCTTTGATAAACATTTATCAGCATGGACATTTGATTACTCACGGCGATCAAGTTTCTGGTGGTTCGGGTTGGGGTGGTATCTATTCACCGATTATGCGTATGCGTTCACGCAAAGAGGCACGCTATTTGGCTACAGGGAAATCGTTTCAAACAATGTGGTTAGGTCATTGGCATCAATACATCAGCACGCCAAAGATGGTTGTGAATGGAACTATGAAAGGTTTTGATGAGTACGCATTGTTGATGGGTTTCGGTTATGAACAACCACAACAGGCGTTAGCTCTAGTGACACCTGAAAAGAACATTACGATTCAAGCACCTGTATTTTTTGTTGATCGTAAGAAAGAGAATTGGTGATGGCAACTTTCGTTGAAGTGATTTGGCATGACGCACACGCTGATACATCGAATTGGATTGATTCAAGTGAAATTGGTTGTGAGCCTTGTGTAGTGGTGTCGGTAGGTATTTTGTTGCCTGAAACAAAACCTGATCACATTGTTTTGGCACAGTCGCAAAACAGTTTTGATCAGTTGGACTGTGTGTTGTCTATTCCTGTTGCGATGGTGAAAAGTATGCGAGCCATTTTTGCTGGTGGACTTGACACCATTTAATATGTATGGTGTTTTGTGTTGCGCTATGTTCTCCTTCTCCGTAGCGCAATAAAATGGGTTGAGCAGCCCTGTTTCTGATCAAATGGGGCTGCTCCCTATTCAATGTGTGTAAAACTCTCTGTGGCATAGGGAAACAAATGATTTGACTTTTGTCGGCAGATCGGTCATACTTAGTTATCAAGTTAAACACCCTGAGGAGGGAAATCATGGAAGCAGTAACAAAGTTCAAAATCGGTCAGGAATTATCTGCCCGTTCATTGTGTGATTATGATTGTGTTTTTCGTTTCACAGTTGTTTCACGGTCAGCCAAGTTCGTGACTGTCAAATACTTCAATCAGTTGAAGCGTGTTGGAATCAAAGTGCGTGATGGCGTTGAGTATTGCTACCCACTTGGCACACATTCGATGGCGTGTTCAATTTCAGCAACGGAGGGAAAATGAAAACCAGCATCATAATCACGAATCATTACTTGGAAGCAACAGAGCCAACAAGAGATGACCACATGAAGTGCGATTACGAAACTTTGGTGTGTGTCGGCTGTGGAGATCCAGAGCCTCACTTACGGTTGGCAGCAATCGCCAGAGGTGAGAAAATCAAAAGTGGAATCAAGATTATAGATTTGACTCTTGATGAAGTAAAAGCGTTGGCGAAGGACTGCGAATGGCAAGTGTATTTTACAAGTGCTGCGCATCTACAAGAGGACTTCAAATACACAAGGAACATTCACTACGGGCTAAAGCGTCTATACGAAAGACTTATCAACCTACAGAAAGTATTAGAGG